GTGGGATCGTCGGCGGAGACGTTGGCGGAGACGCCGGTGTAGGCGGCGAGGATCTGGGCGTCGACGAGGCCGCGGAGGGTGGCGGTGAGTTGGCCCTCGATCTGGGACAGGATGCCGGGGAGGAACTTGGTGCCGATGTACCGTTCGAGGGTGGTGCGGGACTGGCGCTGGGTCTCGTCGACGATCTGGATGATGGTGGGGAGCTTGGTCAGGATGGTGGACATGTCCGTGGTGAGTCCCTGGCGGACGCGGAGGACGGGGGTGCGGTCCTCGATGACGGTGATGCCCCTGACGGCGACCTGGTTCTGTTCGACGGCGTCCAGGGTGCGGGCGAGGCGGGTGGCGCCGACGAGGCGCTTGCCGGTCCAGGGGGTGGCGACGTCGGTGTTCGGAGACACGACGGACCCGGCGAGCATGGCGGCCATGTACGTCCCGTCGACGACCGTCTGCTCGTCGGGGGCACCGCCGGGCTGCGGGATGGGGACGATCATCACGTCGGGGTACACGAGGCGGAACCGGGTGCGGCCGATGGCCGAGGCCCAGTTGCCCGCCGTGGTGAGGGTCGTGCCGGACCCGAACCCGCACAGGGCGGTGCGCTCGGCGCGGTGGCGGATGTCCGACTGGATGTCGCAGTGGCGGGACAGGTACTGGAACAGGTCGAGGTTGTCGCCCTTGAGCGGGACGAGGATGTCGGGCAGCGTGCCGCCGGGCAGCGGACCCTCGAGGTCGTCGATGGCGTTGCGGTACGCGGTGGCGGACGCGCGGGTGCCGTTGTCCTCGTCCTTCTGGACCTGCTTGATGCCGACGAGGACCGCGCCGTTGAGGATGGCGAGGTACGCCGCCAGGGTCACGGGGTTGTCGGTCGAGAGCGGGCCGTAGGTCGCCTCGATGGCGGAGAACTTCGTGAACAACTGCGTCTGGTAGTCCTGCTTCCGGTACTGGTACGAGACGTAGTACAGGTCGCCGACGGCGGGTTCCTCGCCGGACCGGGCCATGGTGTCGACGGTGGCCGAGTCGCCGACCGTCACGTTGATGGTGTTGGTCACCAGCAGTTCGACGCCGGGGATGGCGTTGGTCGGGAGGTTGGAGTCGGTGACGGCGGCCTGGCGGACGCGGATGGTGAAGTACTCCGTCGCCGGGTACAGGCTGCCGCCCGTGCGGGGGAGCACGGTGAACGTGAGGCCCGTGACGAGGTCGCGGTACGTCTGCCCGACCACGCCGTCCTGGCCCGTGCCGCCGTTGAACACCGAGGTGTTCGCGGAGCCGGAGCCGTTCGGGTCGGTCGAGGTGACGTAGAACCCGGACACGCCCGCCTCGCCCACGGCACCGTCGCCCGACGCGGCACCGAGGCCCGTGCCCTGGCGCAGGGCGTCGTTGGACGTGGCGGTGCGGAGTGCGACGGACGACGTGGTGCCGAGGCCCGCGTTGGCCTGGGACTGGACGGTCAGGTACTTCGCGCCGCCGGCGTCCGTCGTGACGTAGGCGAGGGCCTCCGCCGCGAGGTAGGTCGCCGACGGGCTGTCCCAGGACAGGATGGACGTGGCGACCGTGGCGGCCACGTGGCCCATGAGGGCGGACGCGAGGTTCTGCGCCGACGGGAGGACGCGGGCGGCGACGTCGCCCGCGGAGAACCCGAGGACCCCGTTCGCGCTGCCGTCGCCGATGGACACCGCCGAGGACGCCGTGTCGAGGAGGCTGACGATGCGGAACGCGGCGCCCTCCTGGACGCAGCGGCTCGACGCGGAGCCGAGGCCCGCGGCGGTCATGGCGGCGCGGATCTGCCCGATGACGGAGTTCGCGCCGCTGCCGGGGCCGACCGGGACGTCGGCGGACCCGCCCGACGGGATGGCCGTGCCCGTGTCGTCCGTGAAGACCACGGTGACGGGGACGCCGTCGACCGTGAACTTGAACACGTTGTTCTGGTCGCTGGTGCCGCCCGCCGCGTAGAAGGTGACGATCGGCTGGCCGTCGGCGTTCGCCACCACACCGGCGGAGTACTGCCCGCCGGCCCACCCGACGTACCCGGCGATGGACGCGGGGAGGACCGACGCGCGCTGCGCGGCGGGGACGGTGGTGTTCGGGGTCAGGCCGACGTTGGTCGACCCGTTGCCGCCCAGGAACGTGATGCCGAGGCCCGTGCCCAGGGACAGCGGGTGGACGGTGCCGAATCCGGGGACGACGCGGTTGCGGAGGATGATGCGGTCGTGGGTCAGCGCACCCGTGTTGTCGCCCGCGATGGAGTACCGGCGGGCGATGGGGGCGTCGAGGACCTTCGTCTGGGACGCACCGACGATGCCCGTGTCGATGCCCGCCACGACCGCGAAGTCGCGGGCGGGGGATGCGTTCGTGACGAACTCGAGGTACCCGGCGTTGTCGCCGACGGCCTTCGTGAGCGCGAACACCATGCGACCGCTCGAGTCGGCGGTCACGGCGACCGTGAGGCCCGCGAACGCGCCACCGAGGGTGCCGATCTGGGCGGCGACCTGGCCGTCGACCTCGGCGGCGAGGGCGGCGGCGTTGGCGTAGGTGCCGGGGGTCAGGGTCGCCGTGAGCGTGCCGGACGCACCGGCGACGTCGCCCGTGTAGTGGAACGACAGGCGGTCGTACTCGCCACCGGCGACGGTGAACGCACCCAGGAACCGACCCGCGGCGGCGAACCGGGCGGGGGCGGAGGCGGCGGACGTGTTGATGGCGTTCACGTAGTCGTCGAGGGTCGAACCCGCACCCGACGCCGCCGTCGCCGCGAGAACCACGCCGTCCACCGTGAAGTTCAGGGTGTCGTTCGTGGCGTCGATGTCGTAGGTCGTCCCGCCCGACGAGGCGAGGTACGCGACCTCGGACCCGACCATCGCCGCCGTGAACCCCAGGTTCGGGGCCGCGGCGTCGGGGCACGGGGTCGTCAGGTCGATGCCCGCCGCACCGTTGGCCAGGGCCGCGCCGTCCACCAGGAGGCGGAGCTTGTCGGACGCGGCGTTGACCGTCGCGTAGTCGCCCGCGAGCGGGAACGTGTAGACGGCGGGGGTGGAGTCGGTCGCCGCGAAGGTGACCGACACATCCTCCTCGACGGGGGCCTCGTAGAGGGCCGTGGAGAACGGCGTCTCGAACCGGGCGTCGGGCTTGCGCTCCGACCCGGAGGGGAAGTTGACCGTGACCGTGGCGAGGCCCGAGGACTTCAGCCCGAAGGTCGGGGTCAGCAGGTACGTGCCGCCCTCGTTCTGGACGGTGTACGCACCCGTGCCCGACTGGCCCGCCGTCGTGACGACGAGCGAGTAGACCTGGTCCTGGATGGTGTTGTAGTAGAACGTCGCGTAGACCGTCGCCCCGGCGGGGACGGGGTCCTTCAGCGTGACGGTGTTCGTCGCGCTGTCCACCTTCAGGACGGTGACGCGGCCCCGGTCGATCGCGTCCTGCGGGCCGTAGCCCCAGTACGCGAACACCAGGTCGGGGCGGTCCGTCGGCAGGTCGATGCGCCCGTTGCTGACCGTCTGGAACAGGGAGGACCCGAGCGGGCTGCCGCGACCGTTGCCCGTCGTCGGGGTGAGCGGCAGGACGAACTTCGTGCGGGACTCGACCGCCGGGTTCACGGTCGTGTCGACGAATGCGGCGCACGGCTCGAGGTAGGTGCGGGTGTCGACCAGCGTCGCCGTCACCTGGGACGAGTTCAGGTACTCCGACCCGGTGGTGTGCGTGCCCGACGCGACGATGGCCGCCGTGCCCCACACGATCTTGTCGTCCTGAAGGGTGAAGTCCACCCCGTCGGTGTAGTCGAACCGACCGGGGGCGATGCCGCACTGGGTGATGTCCAGCACGTCCACGTGGGCCAGGTAGTCGAACGTGTCCTGCCAGGTGTTGAAGTAGTACTGGACCGTGACCGTGGACCCGTCCGCCGGGGCGAACGCCAGGGTGACCGCGCGGCTGGCGCCGTCGACGGACACGGGGATGACCTGGACGCCGTCGACCTTCACGGTGACGCTCGCCGGGTCGGTCGTCGTGACGCCGCCGTTCGACCCGTCCACGATGGGACCGTTGAAGGTGTAGAACGTGCGGGTGCGCGCCGTGTCGGTGCCCGCGACGAACCCGAGGGTCGAGTTCGCGTTGCCGTTGCCGACGACGATGTCCCGGTCGGCGACGAGCTTGACGCCCGTGCCGCCGTAGTTGTTGACGAAGGTCGACGCGACCAGGGACGTGGTCCCGGCGGCGGCGTTCACGAACGCGGCGACCTGGGCGGCCGTCCACGGCGTCGCGCCCGAGTCGGGGATGGTGACCGTCACCGCCGTCCCGTCCACCGTCAGGGACAGCGTGTCGTTGTCGCCCGTCGAGATCTCGAAGGTCTCGCTGCCGAGGCCGTACACCGTCGCGGCGTCGGCGGTGACCTGTGCGGACAGGTCGTCGGTGACGAGGGTGTCCGTGCGCTTGAAGAAGTAGGTGATGCGGACGTTGTCGTCCGCGTTCGGGCCGAACGCCAGTTCGACGATGCCGTTCGCACCGTCGAGGTAGGTGACGACCACGGGCTCCCCGTTCACCGTGACCGACACGCTCGAAGCCTTCGTCGCCGTGGTCCCCGTCCCGTTGCCGTTGACGATCGGGTAGTGCCGGACCTGGACGCGGCGGCGCTCGCCGTCGAACGCACCCAGGGTCACCGCGCCGGACTGACTGACCGACACGACCGCGCGGTTCGCCAGGTCCTCCTGGACGATGCGCTGGTCCACCGTGGACGAGGAACCGCGCACGACCTCGAGGTCGCCCTGGAAGAGGATCTCGGAACCGGTGCCGATGAAGGTGGGGATGCGGAGCCCGGCCAGGACCCCCTGGACGGGGCTCTCGAACAGGGTGCGCGTGTAGACACCCGGCGGGGCATAGATGCTTCCAGGAAACGACACGGTGAACCCCATTGTTCAGAGGAAAGCCCGCTTGAAGCGAGCATTGTAGCAGGGCGAGATGCGGAGACGGGTGGTACGGTGGATGTGACCCTACCACCCCGTCAAGGTATAGGCCGCCTAACGCGCGGTGCTGTGCTTATAGAAGCCGGGGGGCATGGACACCTACATCATCTACAAGGCGACTGCCCCCAACGGGAAAGTCTACATCGGCCTCACCAAGCACACCCTCGAAATGCGCAGGAAGCAGCACGAGTGGGTCATGTTCAGAGAGAAACGGCATTTCTACAACGCCCTCCGGAAGTACGGGGCGGACATGCTGTGGGAGGTCCTCGAAACAGGGGAGGGGCGCGAATGGGCCGTCGGCAGGGAAGAGCACTACATCGCACACTACAACAGCCTCAACCCGAACCACGGGTACAACCTGACCAAGGGTGGGGACGGCACACTGGAACTTCGGGCGAACACCCGTGCCCTGATGTCCCTTTCGGCTAAAAACCGAAGGGTGACCCACAATCAACTGGCGAATCTGAAGTACGGACGTGTTTCCCGCCCACACTCTGAAGCGACGAAACAACGACTGCGCGCATTGGGGACGGGCCGTCAGGCTTCCGAAGAAACCCGCGCCGCCATGTCCCGTGCGAAGAAGGGCGTACCTCATGGCCACACACACAAGCTGAGGATGCAAATGGCCCAAGCACACCCCGTCCTACGCGATGACGGCCGTCCTTTTTCGTCGGCGCGACGGGCGGCAGTGCTGATGGGGGCGGCAAACGACGATGCCGTGGCCAAGGCTCTGCGCCGTGGCGGCACGTGTGGAGGTTTCACCTTCAGGGCCATTCCGCAGGAGGAGTACGAGGTCGCCCTCATCGCTTGGGATAAGAAAGTCGCCGAAGGACACACGGAACGGGAGCCCGTGTGGACACGCTCACGCGCGGGACACAGGCACAACCCCACAGTTCGGGC